GGCATTTCCCCTGACTTTCAGCCGTCGCCTTACCGCATGGGAAATACTTTAATGGCAAGAGTGCGCGGGCTATTAGCTGACCATCTAGCACCGGGCGGTCAAGTAGGGTGAGCGCAATAACAACCCTGCGGGGAACAATCGCGGCTGCGCTAGCTGACAATGCGAGCTGGCAGGTCTTTAGTTTTCCCCCTGCTTCTCCATTGGCTAACTCAATCGTTATACAGCCGGCAGACCCTTACATAGAGCCGTCCAACGACCATTACAAGACTGTTAAACCTAAGGTTAATTTCAAACTTATTGTGCTTGCACCAATGTTTGATAACCAGGGAAACCTAACCAACATTGAAGACTTTTATCTAAACATAGTAAATAAGCTAGAAGCATCTTCCATTGCCTACACCATTGGAACTTTTAGCGCACCGGCAGTCTTGACCGGAACAGTAGGCGACCTACTGTCTGGTGAAGTACAAATCAGCGTTCTATCCGATTGGAGCTAAAAATGGCTGAGAATGATAAAGAGCGCGAGCGTTTTCTTACCAAAATCGGTCAGATAAAGCCCGCGGAAGAAAAAGCAAAACCTATAGCAAAGAAAGATGAGGAATAGTCCAAATGGCTGTTTTCTTGAATAACAAAGTAGGTTTGAAAATCAACAACGTTGATTTGTCAGACCACGTAACTTCTATCACCCTTAACCAGGCTTTTGATGAGCTTGAAGTTACAGCTATGGGTGATACTTCACACAAGTTTGTAAAGGGTCTAGAGTCAGCGACTCTTACCGTTTCATTCTTGAACGACCAGGCTGCAGGTGAAGTCCTTGCGACTCTCAATTCTGCATACGGCACAACCGTAGCGTGGAAAGCATTGAACGATTCAACCGCAGCAGTTAGCTCATCTAACTTGCTTTACAGCGGTGACTTGTTGGTAAATAACCTAACACCTATCAACGGTGGCGTAGGCGACCTATCAACAATGGACATTACATTTACTGTAAACTCCGCAGTCACAGCTGCATCAAGCGGCACATTCTAATTTAGAAAAGGGGCATCATGGCAAGAATAAAAGTAACTAGGGCAGATGGCACAGAGTCAACTCACGAGTTGACACCAGCCATTGAATATGCTTTTGAGCAATACGCTAAGAAAGGCTTTTTTAAGGCTTTCCGCGAAGACCAGAAGCAATCAGACATTTATTGGCTTGCCTGGGAATGTCTGCGCAGGGCTGGCGCACCAGATGTAAAACCATTTGGCGAAGCGTTCTTAGAAACCTTAAAAGCTGTTGAGGTTCTGGACGACGACCCAAATGGCTAGCGCGTGATACCTGGACGTACAGAATAGCTGAGCTTTCTGTACATCTGGGTATCGCGCCTAGAGAATTTATTAACATGGACTCATCTATGTTAAAAGCCATTTATGAGGTACTAAGGAAACAGGCGGAAGACCAAAAGAATGTCAGTCGTGGTAAGCGGTATCCCAGAGCTTAAAAGGGCTTTGAAGAAATTTGCGCCTGATTTGCGCAAAGAGATGGATGACGAAATCCGCGTTGCTCTCAAAGAAGTTGTTACAGACGCAAAGGCTAAAGTGCCAGGAAGCCCGCCAGGAAACCTGTATAACTGGGCTGACAAAGGCAAAGAAGTGGTAAGCCGAACAGCAAAGGTTAGAGAGTTTCCTAAGTATGACTCACAGCTCATACGTCAGGGTATGACTTATTCAATTGGTCAACAAAAAAGAAATAAACAAGGTTTTGCCGGCATGTTCTCATTGTTTAACAAAGATGCAGCCGGTTCTATTATTGAATTGGCAGGACGCGTACACCCACAAGGACGTAAGCAAAAAGCCAACCGTGCTTACGGTGAATCATCAAAAGACATTGGACAATCCAATAACCCAGATGCGGGCAGAATCTTTACGCTTGCAATGAATGATTTGCCATTAAAGCAATATGACAAGTTTCAGCGCAATCGTGGTCGTTGTAATGGCACAAGTCCGCATAGATATTGCTTCTGAGTTTAAGGACAAAGGATTTAAGAAAGCAGATACAGCTGCCACGGCTTTAGATAGAAGATTTAAGGCATTAGCTAAAACCTTCATTGCTGTATTTTCAACCAGAGCCATTATTAACTTTGGACGTGCATCACTTAAAGCGTTTGAAGAAGATGAGAAAGCAGCAACACGCTTAACACAAACCCTAAACGGTTTGAACATGGGATTTGCTGACCCTGCGGTCAAAAGATTTATTAGTGACGTTGAAGCACAAACTGGCATATTGGATGATGAGTTACGTCCTGCCATGCAGACGTTACTTAGCCAAACACGGTCATTAACTCAATCCCAGAATCTTCTAAATCTTGCCATTGAAGTATCACGCGGCAGCGGTTATTCATTAGCAACTGTCACAAGCGATTTAGCAAAAGCGTATGTTGGTAATAACCGTGCTTTAACTAAATACAACTTAGGCTTGTCAAAGACTGAATTACAAACCGCTGATTTCCTAGACATTCAGCAAAGATTAACAAAACAGTTTACTGGTCAAAATGCGGCATATTTAGAAACTTATGCGGGCAAAGTTGGCATATTAAATGTGGCTTATGCCAATATGCAAGAACAGGTTGGTAGTGGTTTAGTTGATGCATTTGCTGCGCTTGCTGGCAAGAATGGCATTACTGGCGCGGCAGACGCAATGGTTGAATTTGGAAGCATTGCAGGAAACGTAATACGTGGCGTAGGTGCAATGATTGGTAACCTCACTTCTGCCCTAATGGGCAAAGGTGGATTACGTGATGCATTAAGTTTAGGTTCTAGAAGTGGTAACCCATTAGCTCAAATCATTCAATATCTTGACAAATTTGGACAAGGTAAAAAGGCTCTTGAATTTCCAACATTAGGCATTGGCGCACCTGGTTATGCTAAACAACAAAAACAACTAGAAAAAGAAGCAGCTAAAAGACAAAGAGAGTTGATTGCTCTACAAAAGAAACAAGTAGAAGCCCAAAAGAAAGCAGAAGAAGAACGCAAGAAGCGTGAGCGTCTGGCATTAGCTGAGAAGCGAGCCAATACAGTATTTGATATGCAGAACATTCAGATTGTTGCTGCATTGCAGGAAAAGGTTGATGGAGAAACAAGACTACGTTTAACGGCTTTACTTGCGCTTAATACTAGCAATTCCGTAGCAGCTGAAAAATTAGCTGACATGGTTATCAGATTACAAGCACCAGCGTTAGCCAATTTAGATGTATTCTTAAAGTCTGGCGACAGTATAGATGACATGATTGTCAAACTAATTACCAGCCAGGCTAAGTTAGCAGGACTTCAGCTGATGGCTGAGGATTTCCCAATCCCAGAGGACATATTCCAAGAATGGGAAGACTCATTAGATGAGGTATTGAAAAAACTTATGGAAATGCTAGGTCTGTTAAATCAGATTGGCAATAAAAACACAGGGTTTTTTGCTCTAGATAAACTTGGTTTTTCAAGTCTTGAATCCTATCAAAATTACCGACAAGGCGAGCGTGCTTCTATTGTCAACAGCTCATTTAGTAATCTTGCTACAGCACAGGGCACAGCATTACCAACAACTAGCAACATTTCAAACGGTATGAACGTAGTTGTAAATGTCGCTGGTAATGTGACTACAGAATCAGACCTTGTAAACAGCATCACAAATGCGTTATATCAAAGCCAGAAGGATGGCAAAAACATCCTCTATAGCTCAACGGCAATCTAATGGCAGTTCCACAGATTAGAGTATTTGTTGACTTTGATAGTGACACAGCTTTTGAAGTTAACCCGCTTAGATTAGATAGCGCAACAAAAGGCATATTAGGCACTAACCGTTTAGGCTCAGGTGTTTTGCCTATAGAGATTACAGACCTAGTTGAGCGTGTATCTATTCGCCGCGGTCGTAATCGCATCACAAGCCGATTTGAAGCGGGAACAGCGGATGTCCAGTTATATGACCAAAATGGTGACTGGAATCCAACAAACGTCAATTCTGCTTACTATCCAAACTTAGTGCCATTGCGTCAGATTATTATTTACGCTACCTACGGTGGCAGCGACTATTATCTATTTAGCGGCTTTATTCAGAAATATGACACAGGCTTCTGGCGTGGTAATGAAGATGTGTGCCGCGTCACACTACGCTGTGTGGATGCTTTTAGGTTGCTTGCCGGTGCATCTATTTCAACTGTCACAGGCGCGCCAGCTGGTCAATTATCAGGCGCACGTGTAAACGCCATCTTAGATGCCGTTGATTTCCCTGTCAGTTTGCGCGATATAGACACAGGCGATAGCACATTACAGGCAGACCCAGGCAATACCCGTAATGTCCTTGATGCCTTACAACAGGTAGAAAATAGTGAATTTGGTGGTGTCTTCCTAGACGGTGAAGGCAAGGTTAACTTCAAGAGCCGCACAGCTATGGTTAACACACCTTCTACGGCTGCTTATAGCTTTGCAGATGATGGCACAGAAATCTTTTATAACAATGCTGTAGTGGCTTTTGATGACACAACCCTTATAAATGAAGTCAGCGTGCAGCGTGTAGGCGGTACAGCCCAGGTTGTAAGCGATACAGACTCAATCACCAAATACTTCATACACTCAGGCTCACGTTCAGATATTCTTGTCCAGACCGACACAGAAGCCCTAAATCAGGCTCAGGCTATCCTTGCAACCCGCAAAGACCCAGAGCCACGCATAGACTCTATTGAGCTTAACCTTTATGACGATACAGACCCACAGAAGCCGTTATCAGGCATAGATATAGAGTTACTAGACGGTGTGACTGTTCAAAAGACAATGCCTGGCACAACCAGCATCACACAGTCCAGCGTGGTCATTGGTATTAACCATGACATTACAAAACAATCATTTGTGACAACCCTAATGACATCAGAGCCTCTTTTGTCCGGATTTGTCCTAAATTCCACAACAGACGGTATACTTGGCTCAGATGTCCTGAGCTACTAAAGGAGAATAAATGGCTGGCGCAGGTTATAAGCTGTTTAACACAGGTGATGTGTTAACCGCAGCTCAGGTTAATACATACTTGATGGAACAGACGGTGATGGTGTTTGCCAATGCCGCAGCGCGTACTACTGCGCTCTCTGGCGTTGTGTCAGAAGGTATGATTTCTTACCTTAAAGACACCAATGCT